TGCCTGTCGACGATCGTCTGCAAGAGCATGGAGCACCCTGGTCGCATCGTTGGTTTCAACATCGCGCACGCGCTGGTCGACGAGATCGACTGTATGCCGATCAAGAAGGCTGACAGTGCCTGGAAGAAGATCATCGCCCGTATGTCGACCGTCTGGCCGACGCGCGGGGAAAACACTATCGACGTGACCACCACGCCGGAGGGGTTCAACTGGGTCTATCGCAAGTTCGTCAAGGAACTGGCTGCCAATCCGAGCCAGCGCCCGCTGTACGGCATCGTCCACGCCAGCACGCGGCAGAACGCCAAGAACCTGCCGAAGGACTACATCCCCTCGCTGCGTGAGTCGTACCCGGCCAACCTGGTCGACGCCTACATTGACGGCCAGTTCGTCAACCTGGTGAGCGGATCGGTCTATCCGAACTTCTGCCGGCGGCTGAATCACACCAACGAAACGATCCGGCCGGGTGAGGAGCTGCACATTGGCCTCGATTTCAACATCAATCGGATGGCTGCCGCTGTGTTCGTCATTCGAGACGGCGAGCCGATGCAGCTGGACGAGCTGACCAGCCTATTCGATACGCCGGCAATGATCGCTGCGCTACTTGCGCGATTCCCCGGCCACAAGATCACGGTATACCCCGACGCCAGCGGCAAGAACCGTAAGAGCGTCAACGGCAGCGAGTCGGATCACAGCTTGCTCAAGCAGGCCGGCTTCACGGTTCGCGTCAACCCGGCTAACCCAATGGTCCGTGACCGCGTGCTGGCCGTTAACGCCATGTTCCTGAATGGCGAGGGCGTGCGCCGGCTCAAGGTCAACACCGACAAATGCCCTGTTACCACCCAGGTGCTCGAGCAGCAGGCCTACAACGAACACGGCGAGCCCAACAAGGACGGCACGGAAGACCCGGCCGACGCCTTCGGCTACTTCGTTGTTCACCGCTTCCCGATCATCAAGCCCGCAACCTCAATCAACATGGGATTCGCCCGATAATGGCCGACGTCACATACATGCGCCCTGAATACGAGGCAGCGCAAGCCCGTTGGCGCCTGGTGCGCGACGTTTGCAAGGGCTCCGAGGCGGTCAAGGCAGCCGAACAGCGCTACCTGCCGAAGCCGAACAGGCACGACACGAGCAAGGAGAACGCCGAGCGGTACGAGAGCTATCTGGCCCGCGCTGTGTTCTACAACGCCACAGGGCGGACTCGTGACGGCCTGGTCGGTGCCGTGTTCCGCGTGGTGCCGACGCTCACTGTGCCGGCGCTGCTCGACTACATGGCTACCGATGCCAATGGCGCCGGAATCAGCGTCTACCAGCAGTCGCAGACGGTCCTGGCTGATGTGCTGGAGACTGGCCGGGCGCTGATCCTCGTGGACTTCCCTGCGGTTGAGTCAGCCAGCCGAGCCGACATGCAGAGCGGCAAGGCGCGGGCGACCATCACGGCATACCCGGCTGAGGCGGTCATCAACTGGCGCACGACAAAGGTAGGCGCACGTCACCTCCTGTCGCTGGCTGTGCTGCGTGAGACGCACGAGGTCGAGGACGGTTTCGGCGCCAAGACATACCCTCAATACCGCGTGCTGAGCCTGCGCGATGGCGTCTACACCGTCGATGTGTGGCGCCAGGCAGCCGGAGAGGGCGCGTTCGAGATCGCAGAGACCTACAACCCGCGCCGCAGCAACGGTGCGCCGTGGGGCGAGATCACCGCCTTCTTCGTCGGCGCGCAGAACAACGACACGTCAATCGATGAGTCGCCACTGTACGACCTGGCCGAGATCAACATCGGCCACTACCGCAACAGTGCGGACTACGAAGATTCGGTCTATCTGGTCGGTCAGCCTCAGGTCTACATGGCCGGGCTCGACGACCACTGGGTCAAGATGCTCGAAGAGAAGGGCATCTACTTCGGCTCTCGCGCCATTCTGCCGCTGCCGCAAGGTGGATCTGCCGGCATCCTGCAGGCTCAGCCGAACGGCTTGGCCAAAGAGGCGATGGACGCCAAAGAGCGCCAGATGGTTGCCCTTGGTGCTCGCCTGATCGAGAAGGGCAGCGCCACGAAGACCGCCACTGAGGCCGCGTCGGATAACGCCGCAGAGCATTCTGTGCTTTCCCTGGTCGCATCCAACGTCAGCGAGGCTTACACCAAGGCACTGCAGTGCGCCGCCGAGTTCATGGGCGCCGCTGGCGAATGCGTCTACGCGCTCAATCAGGACTTCATCGAAGCCCGCCTTGACCCGCAGACTCTGGCCGAACTGGTCAAGTCCTGGCAGGCAGGCGCGATCACTGACGCCGACCTGTGGGCTCAGCTGCGCCGTTACGGGCTGATCGATGCCGAGAAGACGGACGACGAGATCCGCGAAGAGCTTGCCAGCAGCACGTCTGGCCTGAACCTGGACGACGACGATGGCAACGGCGGAACTGCTAATACAGTCGGCAACGCGTAACGCCGTGATGCTCGAGCGCCTGAAGTCGGGCGAGGTCGAGAAGATCGACCCATTCCTCCGGCGCATCGACAAGGATCTACGCGACAGGCTGAGCCGCGATACGCTGACCGACTACAGCCGGGCACGCCTCGAGCAGATGCTGAAGTCCATCGACGCGATGCTCGCCAAGATTCACGGCGAGTTCACGTCTCAGCTGCTGCTGGACCTGTTCGACATCGGCGCCTACGAGGCCGAGTTTGAAGCCAGGTCGCTAGATCAGGTGCTGGTCAATATCACCGCAGCGGCTCCGACCGTGAAAGCGATACAGGCCGCTGTAAAGGCCCAGCCGCTCAGCGTCACAGGGCCGGATGGCGGAAAGCTGCTGGAGTCTTTCATCGCTGACTGGACACAGGCCGAGCGTAACCGGGTAACCGGCGCTATTCGCATGGGCTACGTCCAGGGCGAGACCAATCAGCAGCTGATAAACCGCATCCGCGGCACCAAGGCGCTGAAGTACAGCGACGGCCTGTTAGCGATCACCCGGCGCAATGCCGAAGCGGTTGTTCGAACCGGCATCCAGCACGTCGCCAGCGTGGCGCGCATGGAGACGTGGAAGACGAATAGCGATGTGGTGACCGGCTACCGCTGGGTTTCCACTCTCGACGGTCGAACGTCCGCACAGTGCAAGTCGCTGGATGGCCGGGTGTTCAAAATGGGCAAGGGGCCGGTACCGCCCGCGCACATCCGCTGCCGCAGCACGACCGCCGCCGAGCTGGACGCCCGCTATGCCTTCCTTGACGAAGGCGCCACACGGGCCAGCAAGGACGGTTACGTTGACGCTGAGCAGACCTACTACAGCTGGCTTAAGGGCCAGCCGCAAGAGTTCCAGAACATCGCGCTCGGTCCTGAGCGCGCAAAGCTGTTCCGCGACGGCGGGCTGAGTGCTGAGCGCTTTGCCGAGCTGCAGCTGGATCGGCAATTTAAACCACTGACCCTGGAACAGATGAAGGCTCTTGAGCCCGAGGCTTTCCGTAGGGCAGGCATCTAGCCGGCAGGGCCGGCAAACCTAGTCTCCGGGAGACACCATGTTCAAGTACCAACTGGACAGCCTTGACGGGCTGGATGAAGGCGCGCGCGCGTTCTACGAAGAGAAAGACGGCAAGTTCCAACTGAAGGTCGAAGGCATCCCGCAGGGCGAGGACGTGTCGGGCCTGAAAGCGAAGATCGACGAGCTGTTGAGCGAGAAGAAGACCGAGGCCGAGAAGCGCAAGCAGGCCGAAGAAAACGCCCGCAAGACCGCCGAAGAAGCTGCTCGCAAGAATGGTGACGTTGAAGCGCTGGAAAATAGCTGGCGGGAGAAGCTGACCAAGCGCGAGCAAGAGCTTCTGTCTGAGCGCGAGAGCCTGGCAAGCCAGATCAAAGAGCTGACGGTTGGTCGTGCCGCTACTGACCTTGCCGCCGAGCTGGCTGTGCAGGGCAGCGCAAAAGCCCTCCTGCCTCACCTTCAGGCGCGCCTGAGCATGGATCTCCGCGATGGTAAGCCGACTGTGGTCGTCCTAGACGCCAACGGCAAGCCAAGCGCGGCAACCCTGGAAGAACTGAAAGCAGAATTCGTCAACGATCCGGCTTTTGCGCCGCTGATCGTCGGCAGCAAAGCATCCGGTAGCGGGGCTAGCGGTGTGAAAACTGGCGGCGGGGCCGCGAAGAAGTTCGATGAATACACCGGCGCAGAACTGTCGGCCATTCGCAAGAGCGATCCGGCCCTGTACGAACGCCTCAAGACTGAATACCACGGAGAATAGCCCCAATGGCCACCGTTCGCCTTTCCGACATCATCGATGTCACCGTTTTCCAAGACCTCCCGGCTGTGAACAGCCCGGAGAAGACCGCCTTCTACGAGTCCGGCATCGTCACCTCGAGCCCGCTGCTCAATGGTCTGGCCACTGCGGCCGGTAAGACTGCTGAGCTGCCGTTCTGGAAGGATATCGACCAGACCGTCGCGCCGAACCTGTCCAACGACAACCCGGCCTCGGTTGCTACCCCGGACAAGATCGTTCAGGGCGAGCAGATCAGCCGCAAGGCCTTCCTGAACAAGGGGCTGTCCGAGTCCGACCTGGCTTCCGAGCTGGTTCTCGGCCCAAAAGCCATGGATCAGATCCGCGCCCGCATCGACACTTACTGGACCCGCCAGTGGCAGCGCCGCCTGCTCGCCAGCGTGAACGGCGTGCTGGCTGACAACGTCGCCAACGATGGCGGCGACATGGTTTTCGACATCGCAGGCGCAACCAACGCCGACGTGACCGCGAGCACCATCTTCACCCGCCAGAACTTCACCAGCGCCGCCTTCACCATGGGCGATGCGGTCGATGGCATCCAGGCGATCGCCGTTCACTCGGTCGTGTACAAGCGCATGATCGACAACGACGACATCGACTTCATCAAGGACAGCGCCGGCAACATGACCGTGCCGACCTTCCTCGGTAAGCGCGTCATCGTCGACGACAGCATGACGTACACTCCGGCAGCCGGTAGCGCTGGGGTCGACGCAGCAGCGCGCTACACTAGCGTTCTGTTCGGTCAAGGCGCCTTCGGCTTCGGCAATGGCCAGCCCAAGGTTCCGGTCGAGGTTGAGCGTCAGGCGACCCAGGGTAACGGTGGCGGCATCGAAACCCTGTGGACCCGCAAGACCTGGATCTGCCACCCGTTCGGCTTCCAGAACACCAGCACCCCGGCCGCCGAGTCCTTCTCGCTGGCTGAGCTGGCGACTGCCGCTTTGTGGGACCGCGTGGTTGATCGCAAGAACATCCCGCTGGCCTTCCTCGTAACCAACGGCTAAACGGATCGGCCCCCAGCAATGGGGGCCATCTTGGAGGCGCAGATGACAATTGCTGAACAGCTGCGATTGCAGCGCATGTACAACGAACAGATTTCAGGCAGGGTCGCGCAGCAAGGCGAGACGAAGCCAAAAGAACCGACCAAGCCGCGGCGAGCCCGGGCCAAGGAATAACGCATGACGCTGATCATCGAGGACGGGAGCGGAAAGCCCGACAGTGAGTCGTATGCCACGGCCGCCGAGCTGGTCAGCTATGCCGCGAACTACGGGGTGGCTGTTCCTGGCACCGAGCAGGCTCAGGAATCGCTGCTCCGCCGCGCCGCAATGCAGATGCAGGTCATGGACTGGAAGGGCCGCAAGGCGAGCGCTGCGCAGGCTCTGGCGTGGCCTCGTGCTGATGTCGAGCTAGACGGCGAAGTTCTTCCGTCGACCTACATCCCGGCGCGCATCCAGTACGGCCAGATGGCCCTGGCTGCCGAGATTCACGCGGACGACATCGACCCGCCTGCCCAGCGACAGGGGGCAGTGATCCGCGAGCGGGTAGAAGGCGCCGTAGACGTGCAGTACGCCGAGAACAAGTCGGGCTATCTGCTGCCGGCCGCACCTGATCGGCCAAGCCGGACACAGTTCGCTGATTATCTGGTCAAGCGTGGCCTATTTGCCGTGAGGGCGTAGAATCGTTTTGCAGGTGAATGCGGATGCTGAACCGCTAGCGGTGATCCGGCAGAACACCGGATGCTTGCCCGAAAGGGACTGACGCAAGGTGAGTTCTAAACCTAGCAGGAGATCAGCGCCTGCCACCTGCCCCTATATCAAGACCCGCTTCGGTGGGTTTCTTTTTGCCCGGAGTTTGCCATGTCAGCCTTCTACGACAAGATGGGGGCGACGGCGCTCCTCCTGATCGAGCGCTTCGGCCAAACCATCACCCTGCGCGACACGGTGCCAGGCGAGTACGACCCGGTAACAGGTGGGTCGATGGCGGAAACAATCGTCGACCAGCCAGCACAGGCCATCCTGCAGGACTACGCGCTGCAGCAGTCCGGGATGACCTACGCCGAGGGCACTGTCATCAAGCAGGGCGACAAGAAGATCCTTGTGGCAGCCCAAGGCCTCACGCCGCCGCAGCTCACTACGACTGTGATCGCTGACGGCGCAACGTGGACCATCGTCAACATTAAGGAGATCAACCCAGCCGGTACGCCGCTGGTGTATGAGATCCAAGGCAGGCGCTGATGGCATTCGCTGATGATGTGCGCAAGTTCGCGCTGAAGGCCGATGAGTCAGTCGATCGCACGGTTCGAGCCGTGACGCTCTCCTTGTTCAATAGCGTGATTCGTGACACTCCCGTCGACACCGGGCGAGCGAGGGGCGCATGGGAAACCACTGTCGGCCAGCCGTCCAGCTCGATACCAGAGCGGCTCGACAAGAGCGGGCAGCAGGCGATGGCAGAGGTGGCCGCTAACACGCCAAAGGGCGCTGGTCAGGAAACCTACATTGCCAACAACCTCCCGTACATCGAGGAGCTGGAGTACGGCAGCAGTAAGCAGGCGCCGGCCGGAATGGTTCGGGTGAACTTCGCCCGAGTGCAAAAGAACCTGGCAGACGCCATTGCCAAGAACAAGGTGTGACCATGTCCCAAAAGCTGATTCGTTCGCTGCTTCAGGGCAAGCTGAACGCCTTTGCTGCTGCGCGCTCGCTGCCGGTTGCCTGGGAGAACATTCCATTCACCCCGCCAGCGGGCCAGTACCTGCGCTTCAACCTGCTCAAGGCTCCGACCGACAGCGCCGACCTGGACGGAGCACACCGCGAGTACAGCGGCGTGTGCCAGATCAGCGTGTTCGTGCCGAAAGGCAAGGGGCCGACAGATGCGGAAACGCTGGCCGCTGATCTTGCCGAGCTTTTCCCGCTGAACGATCGCCTCACGTACGGCAGCTTCACCATGCAGATCACGAGCCCATGCAGCGAAGGCCCGCCCATCACTGGCGACCTTCATTTCATGGTTCCGGTGAGCTTCACCTACCGAGCCGACACGATTTGATTGGGAAGTGGTAGAATGGACGAAGCCCGGCGGAGTGCAATCCGTCCGGGCCTCTAACCAAGCCAACCTGCATGAGAGGTCAACATGGCTGACAGCATTCTAACCGCAGAACGTCTGCGCGAAGTAGTGGACTACGACCCAGATACCGGTGTGTTTATCCGCAAGGTACGACTTGCCCAGCGGCATCAGGTCGGCGACAGGGCTGACTTTGTTGTGACTGGAGGCGGGCTTAAGGGCTACCGCCGCGTCTCTCTTTTCTCGCAACGCTATCTCGCGCATCGTCTGGCCTGGCTTTACGTCCATGGATCATGGCCAAAGCACGAGATCGACCACATCAACGGCAATCCAGGCGACAACCGTATAGATAACTTGAGGGACGTGGTAACAGCTGTGAATTCGCAGAATAAGCGCAAGGCGCGAGCTGACAACCGATCTGGGTTTCTCGGGGTCACGACGCATGCGCCCGGCATATATAGGGCATCGCTTTACCTAAATGGAAAGCGTATTCACGATGGTCTTTACGGGACGCCGGAAGCCGCCCACGCCGCATACATCGAAGCAAAAAGAGAGTTTCACCCGGGCTGCGAGATATAGCTGCCCGAAACAAACAAGCCCGGCCTAGCGCCGGGCTTTTTATTGGCCGCTAGGCCGCAACAATGTGCCGCAAATGCGGCCTAGGAGTTCACTTTGGCAGTCTCGCTCCCAAACGGCGCCGTAGTATCCATCGCTTCCGCGTATGCCGCGCCGATCACAATCACCGCCGTATCGAACGCCAACCCGGCCGTTGCTTCAGCAGTCGGTCATGGTCTCGCCAATGGCGATATCGTCGAAGTCACCTCCGGCTGGTCGCGCCTGAACAGCCGCGTCGCTCGGGTCGCCAACGTTACCGCCGACACCTTCGAGCTGGAAGGCATCAACACCACCTCGACCAACCTGTACCCGGCTGGCGGTGGCGCAGGCTCGGTACGCAAGGTCAGCACCTGGCAGCAGATCACGCAGGTTCTGGAGTTCACCACTTCGGGCGGCGAGCAGCAGTTCGTCACCTACTCGTTCCTGGAGGAGGATGTCGAGCACCAGATTCCGACCGTCAAGAGCGCGTCCAGCTTCGCCATGACAATTGGTGATGACGCCTCTCTGCCGTGGTACGGAATTCTGTCGGACGCCAACGATGACCGCATTCCGCGTGCTGTGTCGGTCGTGCTGCCGTCCGGCTCGGCGATCTACTACAACGGCTATGTGACCCTGAACAAGACCCCGACGCTCACCAAGAACGAGCTGATGGGTTTGCAGGGCACCGTTTCGCTGACCTCCGAGCCGCAACGCTACGCCGCCTAACGAAGCAAGGCCCGTCACTCGGCGGGCCTACTCTTTCCAGATAGGGACGATCCATGAGCGTGAAATTCACCCTGACCCCGAATCCAACCTTCAAGGCGCCGGTAGAAATCCCGCTGCCAGATGGCCATGTTGCCAAGCCGGTGATGGAGTTCAAGCACCGCGACAAGGACAGCCTCGACGCCCTGGTCAAGAACAAGAGCATCAAAGACCCTGCATTGCTAGGCGAAATCCTGGCGGGCTGGGATCTCGACGAAGAGTTCGGGCCGGCAAGCATTGAGCTGCTGTGCAAGAACTACGTCATGGCTCCGAAAGCCATCCTGACTGCCTACATCAATGCGCTGGTGGACGGTCGCCGGGGAAACTAGAGGGGGCTGTCGAGCGGCTGTATCGGAAGGGCGCGGACCCCGAAGAAATGGCCCGGTTCGGCTTGCGCCCCGAAGACTACCCGGAAGAAGAGTTCGGCGTCTGGCCAGAGAATTGGCAGGTCTTCGATGTATTCCTGTCGATGCAGACGCAATGGCGGATGGGCATGAATGGTCCGACAGGTCTGGACTACACGGCTCTTGAATCGCTATTTCGAATGAACCGCGTCAAGCGCAAGCAGCAGCGCGACCACCTGGAGGCGATCCAGATCATGGAGCGCGCCGCTCTGAAGGCGATGGCCGACAATCGGTGATTTGCGCTGGCTTTTTGCTATAGTCCTCCGTATTCGTAATGGAGGAACCATGCAGATAATCATCGTGTGCCTGCTTGCACTGATCGCCGTAATCTTGGCGCCCTGGTTGATTGGCGTCGTTATTGCCGCCGCCGCTTTGTACGGCGTGTGGGTGCTGGCAGTTGCCGTGCTTGCCGCTACTGGCTTTCTGATTGGTGTCGCGGTCGCCCTGATCCAGGCCAGAAAGCCGAGCCGAATGCAGCAGATGATTAACGAGTCAAACAGGATGGCTCGGGAAAGAGATGCAAAGCAGGGGTCCGAATGGAAGCTCTGATCAAATAGCCGCCTTCGGGCGGTTTTTTATTGCCCGGGGGAAAACATGACCGAATACGCCCGCCTTGTCCTCAGCGTGGACAGCACGAGCGGCCTGAAGGCTGCTAGCGACTTGGATCGCCTGGAAGCTGCGTCCCGCAAGGCTGAGGGCGGATTTGATCAGCTGGAGCGCCAGACGCGCCGCAACGTGACGGCCGCCACTCAACTGAAGACCGCCGTTGCTGCCCTAGGCACAACCCTGGCTGCCGCTGTTTCCGTGACCGCGCTTCGCTCCGCTGCTGGTCTGGTCCAGACCTACCAGGAAATGGCCGAGCGCGTGCAGATGGCCACGAGCAGCCAGGCCGAGTTCGAGCTTGTGCAGCGCCGCCTGCTGGCCACCGCAAACGGCACCTACCGCTCCCTGCAAGAGGCACAAGAGCTTTACATCCGCACCGCGGACAGCCTGCGGAGCATGGGCTACTCGACGCAGCAAGCGCTAGACGTAACCGACTCCATGTCGTTCGCGTTCGTAAAGAACGCCACCAGCGCCGAGCGTGCCGAGACGGCTATCAGCGCCTTCTCAAAGTCGATGAATACCGGTCGAGTGGCGGCTGATCAGTGGGAAACCATCACCGCGGCGCTGCCGTCTGTCATTAATGACATCGCAGACGCGACCGGTCGTTCCGCTGCTGAGATCCGCGCGCTGGGCGCTGCTGGCAAGCTTTCTGCGCGCGACCTTTCCGAAGGCCTGCGTAAGTCGCTTGACGAGAACGCCAAGGCTGCCGCCAACATGGCGAGCAACCTGACCGATGCAGGTGTTCGCGCCACGACAGCAACAACCGCGATTCTGGTCGCCTTCGAAAACCAGAGCGGGGTAATTCAAAGCGTCACCAACAGCATCATCTCGGCCGCTGACTCAGTACTCGCGTTCAGCGAAGACACTGAGGCGATGAAGGGTGCGCTGGACGGCATCAGCACTGCAGCGGAGTATCTCGCCGTGGCAGTTGGCGCGCGGCTGGTCACGGCCATGCTCGCCTACACCGCTACCCAAGGCCAGGCCGTCACCGCAACGGTCATTCGCATCGCCAAAGAGCGCGAGGCGCTGGCTGTTTCGGCTGCGAGGGCTACCGCTGAGCGTCAGTCTGCCATGGCGGCACTCGCTGTAGCTAAAGCTGAGTTCGAGGCCGCCAAGGGCACCAACGCGCACGCGATCGCAGCCCGCAACTTGTCAGCCGCGCAAGCCGTTGCCCTTCAGGCGGCAGCGAACCAGGCTGCAGCACAGAACGCGCTCAACAGCGCAATGCGTGTCGGCACCATCGTTGCCGGCGGGCTGCGAAGCGCCATGGCTTTGCTTGGCGGGCCGGCCGGCGTGGTCTTACTCGCCGCTGGGGCGCTCTACACCTTCGCTAGCAACGCACGAGACGCCAAGCAGCCGGTCGATCTGCTTACCGAGTCGGTCAATGACCTCGGCGATGCAACTCTGCGGGCTCTGCGCGCGGATCTGCTGACCAAGATCGAAACCGAGTCCAGCGGCGCCGCCGGCGAACTGACCGCGCTCAATGCTCGCGTCGAGACGCTGAAAGGCAATCTTGAGCGCTACCCAGGCAGCGCCAAGGCCCAAGAGTGGCGCGAGGAACTGGAGCGCACAGCAGAGAAGGCGCTGATCGCTGATGAGGCGCTGGAGAAGTACCGCAAGCGCCTGAAGGCAGTCGATGAGGAGATCGCGAAACGCAGCAATGCTCCTGAGCTGACTGACCCAGAAGAGCCTACGACCAGCACCGAAGGGCAGAAAGCAATTGCCCGCATGCGTGAGCAGCTTGACCTGGCAAAGCTGCAAGGTGAAGCCCGCGCGAGACTGGCAGCCATTCAGTCACTGGGCGCTGAGGCCACGAAGGAGGAGCGCGAAGAGGCCGAGAAGCTGGCGGCCGAACTGTACCGCCTAGAGCAGGCAGAGCGCACCCGCGGCAAGACATCTGAGAAAACCTTGCAGAACCAAGTGTCCGCACTTGAGCTTCAGGCGCAGATGCTCGGCATGAACGCCACTGAGGCGGCTCTGTACAAGCTATCAATGGATGG